GCCAATGCCTCCGCCTACTCTTTGGAAGAAGTCAAACTCCAAAAACTTTTCAATTTCTGCTTCTACTCTTTCTTTGCCGAACAGTTCAAACAATAGTTTTGAATACGCACCATCTGTGATGGAATGGAATGTGTCACGCATCATGTCAACATCACATGAACGTTCTGCTGATCCAATGGTTTCCATACCGCCTAGTATGACGTCCATCTTTTTGGCAGTTGCACCATCATCATTTCGTGCCATGTTCCAAAACGGTGAAGTCATTTCAGGAAAGTTTGTGATAATAGTTTGTCCAAACTCTTTTTCCATGGCAGTTTCATGTTCTGCTGTCATTTCAACATCTGCTCCAATGCCAAAATGTTGTTGCCATTCTGCATAGGTTTTTTCTGTGAGATTTCCAAAACCCAAATATTCAACAAGTTCATATTCCATGGCTTTGAGATCATCCACACTGCCTGGCATTTCGAATTCAAACATTGGAAATATTATGTCATGTCTGCCTGGTATGGCATTTGGTTCTTGTCTGTATGAAGTGGAGACACAAAAAAACCCCTTCGAAGAGGGGCTACTTAGTAATTCGTGTTCCAACCACATTTGGCCGGTTTGTGGCAGGGGCCACGTTTCGCCTGCGTATTTGTATGTTGCTACATTGAAGGGATCTTCGCATGCGGCAAGTATTGATAGTCTATTTTGGGTGTGGACTTCTAGGAATCCTTTCTCCAAAAAAAATGACCTTAAAAGGCCAACTGTCTTTGTAAATTTATTGGGGTCTATGAGTTGCGTCATTTTTTTCCTTTCGAACACGAGTCAAAAAAAATTTCAGTCAAAAAAAATTGCTTGTTGACTCGGGATATTTAGTTTAGTGGTTACAGATTAGCATCTTCCATGCCAGCGACACGGAGTTTTACTATGTTGGTGATGTGCCATTGTTTTTGATCCAGTGCTTTGATCACACCCAACCACTTGTTGCGTAGCAGTGCCCATTCGTTCACAATGGCTTCATAGTCACACACTTCATCTTCGCCTTCTGCATACTTTTCAGCATCACGTGAAGTCAGTGCTCGTTGATAGTTTTCAAGATATTTTTTGTAGTGTTTGGTTTTAAGTTTACGCAGTTGTATTTCTAAGTGTTTGAGAATGCCTTCAACTTCCTGCAGTTGCCGAAAGCGGGATTCCACAACTCCTGGCATGGCTGATGATTGTTTTTCTAAGTTGCCATGCAGTTTTACTTCAGCAGATGCTTGATCTAGTTCTGCTTCATAGTATGCAATAGCATCAGGTATTTTGGAAATGTCTTGCGTAACTGTGGAAAACCAGTTCATGCATCCTCATAGTCTTCTTCGTCTTCTTCTATGTCAAGATTATAACGAATTGCTTCATCTAATTCATCATCATGGCCAATCAACTCTTTTAATTCTTCGTCTTCAATGCCATTGTCCATAGCAATGTCTACAAATTTTTCTGCCACAACAGATTTGTCTTTGGCCGAAACATAGGCTTTCATTAGTCCCCAAACATCAATTAACATCTGTGTCTCCATCTTCTTGATCAACAGTAGGCGTTGCTGTGTCTTCTCCTTCAATAAACTGATTACTTACCTCCTGCATGACAATTTCAAGGTTGTCTGCACCCCAGTTTTTTCTGTAATCAAGTATTTCTTTGCCTTCCTGTGTTATGTATTTTAATCTGTTGCCTGACTGTGTGATGATGCCTTTCTTTTCAAATAAATCTACCAAGCCTGAATAAGGATTCATTCCTGTTTCATAAGGAATCTTAAGTTGCACTCCTTCAAAAGGTTTTGCAAAACGTGTCTTCATCACTTTACATGCAGAACGTATGCCTCTCACATCAGTCACTTTGTTGCCTGCTTCATCTTCTTTTAGTTTTAATTTTTTCATTGCCACCACAATGGATGATGCATATATGAATCCTTGTCCACCTGATATCTTGTCATCTGGATCGAACATGTCTTGTGATGCATAAGTGTGGTTTGTTGCCACCATACCTACATTATATGAGCCAAACATGTTCACACAGTTTCTCACAAGTGCTGTCAGTGCCTTGGGTTTTCTGCCCAAATCACCTTTCATGTCGCCTTTTTCAAACTGGTCAACATCAGTAGGAGTCAACATCATACCTAATGAGTCTAATACAAACAGTACCTTAGGCCTATCATTAGGATCCTTGTCACCATAATCTGCCTTGTATTCTTTCATAAAGTTTGATATGGTCTTTGCGACATCATCAATCATTGACATGCCTAATCTCAGCAATTTGTCTTCTGATGTATCAACACCTATGGCCTGTAGCCATGCTTCATCTAGTGCATTTTCGGAATCAATTAGTATCACAAATATATCATTTTTCTGTGCTTCTCTTATTATGTTGCCCGAACAAATATATGATTTGCCTGATCCTGATTCACCAGCAAACACAGTTACTTTGCCTAGTGGTATACCTTTGTAGAAATCGCCCGAAATCAAATAGTTTAGGGCATGATTACCTGTAGAGATCCAATCTGTAGGATCATTAAAGCCAATGCCTAATCCATCAATGGACTTGGTTATGGACTTTCTAAATTTTGTTACATCAAACGGTTTGACCATGTTGTTTTATCCTTTTGCTTATTATATGAAACTTTTGACATTGTGTCAACGGGGGCCGAAGCCCCCAATTGAGTTACTTGGATTGTCTTGCTCTGATCATTGCCAGAATGTCTTCTGCTTTTGAATTACCACCAGTTGCGGCTGGTTGTTCTGCAGGAGCAGTTTCTGGTTGTGGAGCAGAAGTAGGCTCGGGTGTCGCAGTCACAGTTGGTTGTGCAGTTTCTGTTTGCACAGCCGGAGTTGGTTGTGGTTGTGCCACTGTGCCACTTCCTGTTGCAGGCGCTTTAAGTCCTGCGGGCCTAAAGTACTGTGAGTATTTCTCTGCGTCATATGGCTCACCATCCACTGATGCACGGAACATTTCTTCCATAACTTTTATTTCAACTTCTGTTGGTTTCTTGGGTAAGAAGTCTCCTAAGTTGTGTAGTCCATGTGTACTAATAGAATTGTTTTGCTCTTCTGTCAGTGGAGTTGTTTTTCTTGACCACTTGGATGTTGAGTAGTCAGCATAACCACCTTTGGTGGTCTTGTTGATTCTGAAGTCAACGCCTCTAGTATAGTCAGTTGGCAGATCCTCCATCTCAGGATCCATCAGTGCAGACTTTATTATATTAAAAATCTGTGGACCAATAATGAAACGTCTGATTGGATTTTCTGGAGTTGCATCTTCTTGTAGTGGCGAAGATACCACAAAACCTTGGAATATGTATGAACGCTTCTTCCAATATTTTCTGCCCAAGTCTTCCAATGACTTGTCTTTGAACCACTGTCTAACTTCTGCAAGTATAGGGCATGCATCACCATACATTTCCATGCATGGCACTTGTACCTGCACAGGACCTGATGTTGCATCGCCTTTGACTGAGTTGAACGGCAGTTTGATCATTGCTCGTTCAGTCCAAAAGAATGTGTTGTTGGTATCACCATCTGGTAAAAACCTTAATACTGCTTCTGAATTTTCTGGAATGTTCCAGTGTGGATAGATTGCGTTGTCTCCAATTTGCCCTTCACCTTGTGGTTTAGAGTTTTGAGCTTGGAGTTTTGCTCTTATTTCTGCCAGTGTTGCCATAATGTAAGCCTCCTTTTGTTTGCCTAGTGTGTATCACTGTAATGTGTATAATACACAAAACTGTTTATTCTGTCAAGAATTATTTTAATTTGGTTTCATAAGGCTCATATAGCCTGTTTGGTCGCCATACATTTTTTTGAATGTGTCTGGTTCAGCATCATTTATTTTGGACATGATCAATTCTCTTGGATCTGTGTCTAGATCGTCAATAAACTTGCCAAGTGTTTTTAATTTGCCTGCTCTCAACAGTTCTGCCGCTTTCATGAGATCATCATAGTCCATGTCATCTTTGCCATATGATGCAGCTACCTGTGCAATTTTATCTGCGGCTGGACTTTTTGAAACAGACTCACGATCCATAAATTCAAAAAGTTCGCTTAGATTCATTATACGTCTGCCAGTTTTTTGTGTGTGTTGATGATTGTGTTGATCTCAGCTGTTTTTTGAGGCTTTGCAAAAGCATCTTGATATTCTGATGGTTTGATGTTGTCTTCATCTAGTGTGCTCTCCAACATTTCAGTTTGTGCTGTTGCCCATGCTTCGAACTGTTCTGATTCGTCTTTGTATTTTCTCTTATATTGTTTGGCCAGTTTCCCTTTACCAATTTCTTTGCCTTTGATGTCTTTGAATGCTTTGATGTCTTCTGGTGATTTTCTGACTTGATCTTTGTAGTCATCATCTGTTTTAATTCTTTTCATGTCTTGCAAATATTTGTTGGCCAACTTGATAGCAAGGCCTTTCAAACGTTTGGTTTCAGGATCAGGTTTAGCAAACAGTTCTTGTGATTGTGAAATCTGTGATTCCATGTCTGATGCAAAGTTAACCACTGCATCGTCTTCTGCATCAGTAGATAAAAATCTAGTTGCAATGTCTGTCAGTATGGTCATTAATTTCATGTCAGTTTCTTTTTGCTGTGATCTTAAATTATTTTGCAGTGCATCATATGAATCATCTTTTTTCAGGATTAACATGGATTTTGGATCCGCAACCCAGTTGTCCACATATTGTGCATATCTTGATGCAGTTGATGCTTGAGTCATGATGTCTTTTCTGTCTTTACCTTCTTCGTCATCAAATTCAACCACAGGCAACAATTTGAATGCTTCTATTAAATCTTCATCAAACACTTCTTTGGTAAACAATTTTACCAATGGTTGCACATCATCTTCATGCAGTTTGTCATTGTTTAGTTCTTGTGTGGCTGATTCATATGTTTTGCTGTTTTGTAATCTTGTCAAAAGTTTTTTTGTGTCTTTAATTCTTTCATTAGCACCAGTGAGATATGGTTCGGTGTTTTCGTCAACCATTTGCATTTTGTTTGCATACTGTGTAAATTTTCTCAGTAAGGCAATGTTGGCTACCTGTTCTACAATTGATTCACCAATTGCATCATATGGATTGCCTCCTTTGGCCACATGCATCTGCATGGCTCTTGCTCCGTGTAGATAGTTGAATGG